ATTGAACGGTAACTTGTCTGAGGCAGATTTGTTGATCTTGGCAGGAAGAAAAGCAGGTGAGAGCCAACAAGCTTTCCAAACAAGAATTGCTAACGCATTGAGCAAGAAAAATACAGGTAACATGTATATCACTTCAGTTGCTGAGGTTAAATTCAACAAAGAATTTGAAATGGAAAAAGAACTTCACTTGATGTATCAAAGAAGTACTTCTACAGTTATTGACGAGTCTACAGGATACTTTGTAAACCAAGGACCAGGTCTTCAAGAGATTTTGGAAGATGGATACAGAGAATTCTATAACACTTTCTCTATTGGTCTTATCAAAGACTTCTTACAAGATATATTCTTCGGAAGAGTTGCTTACGATCAAAGAAATGTTGTAATGTGGACTGGAGAGATTGGATTGAGATTGTTTGATGAGGCTATCAACCAAATAACTCAAGGTTTCTTCAAAGATATGAAAGATTATTTCATTAAAACAGATGGTGCTTCATTGGTACCAGGTGGACCAACAGGATTGTCTTACACTGAAACTCCATATACTCAATACAAATTGAAATTTGGGGGTTCATTGACAGTTATGCACATGAAAGCTTATGATGACGTAACATTCAACACTATCCTAGATGAGAATGGTTATCCAGCAGAGTCTTCAAGATTTACATTCGTTAACTACGGATTGGGAGATGGTTTTGGTAAAAACATTTCTTACTTGAAATCTAAGAGAGATGTAGCTTATGGTTTCGAAGGTGGATTGTCAAATCCTTACGGTAACAACCAAGGTTCATTGATGTCTCACGCAGGTGACTTCTGGACAGTACATAGAATGGAATACGCAGGTATCATGGTAAAAGATGTTACAAAATGCGGTGAGTTGATTCCAGCAGTATTAAGAGGAAAATAAAACCTTTATAGGCCTTAGGGTATGAGCCCTCTAATCATACCCTTTTTTCTATCATTGGATAGAGGATAGCAGGAGGGAGGTATGGATCTCTCTGGTCTCATAAGCCAGTTTAACCAGTTCGAGTCTGAGTCGTTGCTACTATTTTTATTAATCACACAAACAACAAAACAATGAGTACACTAACAAACAAGAAGGTAAAAATTTACCCAAACATTAAAAAGAATAAGCATTGGCAAGTAAATATTGACCCTGCTTATAGACAAGCTTCTGAAAGCTATGCGTTTTTGGCTAATGCTAACACATTTAGACCACAATTTGACGAGAATGCTTACAGATACCATCTAGGCCCTACCAATAGTAGATATACTGATGAACAAATAAATGAATTAGTAAAAAAACTTGCATTAAATGACGAGTATACTAATCAAAAAATAACTTCAGCAGATCCTTCTAATAGAAAGGACCCTTTCTTTACTCATAGTAAATGCAGGGCTAAATTAGGAAGAGATATTCAAGTTCTTGACCTAAATAAACCGACAGAAGAATTGATTTATGCAATTATGTCGGCAGATTCAATGACAGTAATAGGAGAGACTTCTCTTTCTAAACATCCTGCTGCAGAGTGGATCATTGAAGATGAAATAGCAGACGCTACTGTGAGAGAATCTAAGCGTGAAAAAACAAGTAAATTACACGAAAGATACAATAAACTCACCCTATCTCAAAAAAGAGACATGTGTACCGCACTAGGTATTAAATTGACAGGAGATGAGAAGGAAGTAATTATAGAAGACTTGTTGTATTCTAAAATTACCGAAAATAGTAATAAAGAAACTTTGGCAGCTATTCAAGATTTATTTATTGAGTTGTCAGATTCTAAAAATAAAGCAAAATTGGAAGTTACTATCAATGTTGAGAAAATGTACCAATACGCAGTGTTAAGAAAAGAAAATATAAAAGTATTCTTCAATGGAGAGCAACTTCAAACAGATACTATGAATATTATTGATTTCTTACAAAAACCAGAAAATTCATCACTATATTTAAGCCTAGAAGAGGCTTTAAAAGCTAAAATGAAATAATGTTTTCAATAAAAGAAGCCCATTATAAATTTAAACAACATGCAAACAAGGTAGATGGGTTAAGAAACGCTAACTTTCTTATACCTCAGATAGACGAATACCTTTTTGAAGCTTACATAATTTATATTGAAAACATTTGTGAGCAATTAGAGATAAACCAAAAAAGAAGAGATGACATAAGGGAGCTGGAAATAAAAAATTTTCCACTCCCAGTCACTAAGGTAAACGAAGACTATTACACTGCGGATCTCCCAGCAGATTATTATAGATATTTAGAGTCCTATTCTGTATGCTTTACAGATAAATGCCCTAAAAAAACTATTAAGAATTTTTTCATACAAAAGGATGATATTTACACAAATGATCCTATGTTTAATTCTTCCTATGTTTTTGAAAGAGTAAACATGGACATGTCTGGAAATAAGTTATACTTATACTATGAAGGCTTCGATATAGAAAAAATATTTCTTTCTTATATTAGAAAACCTTTAAGACCTGGAAATCCTCAAGATTTTACCTATGGAGGAGGGCAATATAACCTTCCTGATGGTACACCTGCGGTTCAAAGAGATATAGAAATAAACTCAACTTTCCAAGCAAACAAAATTATAGATATTGCAGTATTAATCGCAATGAGAGATGTAGGTAATACTATAGATTTTGAATCACAATTAAATAAAATTTTAAACATATCAAAAATTTAACAAACCTTAAATAAATTTAAAAATGAGATCAAGAATTCAAAAACAAATGTTCCTTCCAACTGCCGCAGTAGCAGGTAGTGCGACAGGATACGGTATTGTTGCAACGGGTACTGCATTTTACAATGCTACTACTAAACAATACTTACTAAGACCAGGTCAAATTGGTTTTTACAACGCTGAAACCAATACAGCGGTAGATGCTACTACTATTGTAGGAGTAAAATCTATTTTTATTGCAATTGGAGTAGATAAAAATCTTTCTAAAACAAGTTCAGACAATGTAAGATTGGCTTCAGGTGAGACTATTACATCTTGTTCAATGGATGATGCAAGTGTAAAAGCTCCTCAAACTGGACAGTCTAACAAAGCGAAGTTTAACTTCTCTTGTACAGATTGTTCACAAAACTATTCTATTGGAATCAGAATTAACGATCCTACATTGAACTTTTTCTACCCAGAAAACAGATACCATGTAGAATTGATTTCTGTTCAATCAGAAGAGTGTCCTTCTTGCGATGGTGATTGTAATTATACCCATGACTGTGAAGAAGTTGCTTTGAAATTGAAAGCAGAAATTGAAGGAAACGAGTTGTTGTCTAAATATGTTCAAGAAGTAAGAACTTCTGCAGACCCAGTTTCTCCAATTACTCCAGCGGCAGGTTTCTCTTGTGCAATCGAAGTTACTTTCAAAGTAAACACTGCAGATTGTGGATGTTTCCCTCCAGCAGAAGCTATTGTTGATAGATACACTATTGGAGCTATCCAAGTTATCTTAGGTTCAGCATGGGCTCCAAATTCTACAAGTGTTTCTGTAGATAATACAGGAATGAGATTACCAGAAGGTCACGGTGCTAAATTGCAGTGGGAAGAGTATCTTGAAATGCCAGGCGGTACAGGCTTTGATGGTTTGAACAGCGAAGTTGAAACTACAGGAGCTCCTTACTATGCTCAATTGAACGTATCAAGAACTAAAAACTTGCTAGTTGACTGTAATCAATCATATTGCCAATATGTACTAGGATACCATACAGTTTCTCCAAATGAGAATGCAAACAGTATGAACTGGCATCCAAACTTTATCACAACTATTCTAGTTCCAGAAGCACATACTACTACTCAAACAGCAGTAGAAGCTACTTTGAATGCTTTTGTTACTACAGGGCCTTGTGGTAAAACAATTAGCCTAAATTGTATATAAAAAATATTATTAAGTAAAATTAATTAATATATTGTTTTGTGTGTGGAGTAGGTGGCAGAGGAAACTTTGCCGCCTATTTTTTTTTATACATATAACATAAATTTTATAATATAAAAATTAATACTTACTTTTGTTAAATAAAATATAAATATACATGAAAAGAATTAATATTATTTCAGAGACAATTTATAAAGGACAACACAAACTTGTAAATCAAGGTGCCTTTATCAATATGTCAGACTTGATGGGAGACATATTCTCTTGTTTTGGTATAACTTGTTGTAATGGGTTACTTGCCAGCAAATCAGATTATTTTTTAAGAAAATCCTCTTTACTTTACGGAAGAAAAAAACCAGGAGCTAACTGGCAATCTCTAAACAAATTAGTGTTAGATGTTTATAACTGTTTTACAGGTACAACATTATGTCCAGGGTCAAGAAGCGAACAATGGTGGATTACCACTGATGTTATTAGACCAAGAAAAACTGTTGAAACTATCAACTTTACCCCGATTATAGAAAAAGTATTAGATTGTTGTGGCATTATCAACACATGTATTCCTATAAACTTTAGAGCTTATCAGGAAGATTGGGTAGCAGCAGGAATATCTAATGAAGCTGATTTCTTAGCATTACTAATTGCTATGGGTAATGGCACTCCAGTTGTAAGTAATTTTTCATTATCATCGAATGTAGGAACACTGAAAAATTATCTTGCAGCATCTATTTCAGGAGCAGAAATACTAGACTTTACATTCTTAACTCCTTCTTCTGAGTTAAATTTAATAACTACTCTACCTATAGAAACTTCTTATATAGATGTTTCTGGGCAAGCGTTTAATACCGATAGTTTAGATATTTTAGGAGGATTATTCTTACAAGGTACTTTACCTAAGAGTTATTGGGATAGTTCAAGCCAATTATCTTCTGACCAACCTAGTGCGGGTGTTCAGGCAGATTTAACTGCAGATGTAAACACTGTTACTTTTTAATAAATAGACTGCATGTACATAATATCAGAAGCAATTTTTAAGGGACAAGGTAAAGCTGCCAAATTAGGTGGCTATACTAGTTTTAGTTCTATATTGTGTGATATATTTAATTGTTACAATCTAACTTGTGATGCTACTACAAATACTTATATTAAGAAAGCATATATTATAAAATCTAATAAAAGGCCTAAGAATAAATTTATTTCTCTTACAAAGCTTATATTAGATATATATAATTGCAAGGCAGGTACTTCTCTTTGTGTAGATTCAACTGATTTTCAATGGTGGATAGATGGAGGCCAAATTAGACCAAAAGCCACTATTGAAACTTTAAACTTTGACAAGATAGTTGTAAATTTACTAACTTGTTGTGGATTAGTATCTTGTGGCGGCTGTGGTTTAGCAAATGCAACAGTTGATTTATTAGATTTAGCAGGCAATCATATTGCATATATCTTTCCTAATGATATTGTTTGTACCGAAACCTTAGTACCCATAAATGATTTAGCAGGAAATTTACTGGGATATATTCTACCAACTAACACAAATGGAACCACAGTGGAAATAAAAGATTTAGCAGGAAACACCCTAGGATGGGCATATTAATAATAATAAAATAAAAATATAAATGGCAACAGTAATAACAAGCACAGATATAGGGGCTTTTTTGGAGATTTCAGGAAGTCCTTTAAAATTAAATGCTCAAGAACAATTAAGAGGAGAAAACTATATAGTTGTTTATGGAAATAATACAGATATAGCCCAAAATGGAGTTGAATTAATTAATAAATACGATTATGCTAAAACCACTACTCCTTTTGGCCAAGGATTATCTAATACTAATAGGTTTACAGTTCTTGTAGCACCAGGAAAATATTATAATGCTTCACCAGCAGTATTTCCATTGGCAGACGGTCAATTTGAATTTTCAACAGATTATGTTGATGTAGTATCATTGACAGGAAATCCTGATGTATTTTTAAGTGGTATTTCTGTAGGAGGACTTTCTTACATTAAAGGAATGAATACTTCAGAAGCTATAAGTTTAGGGGGAGTTCAAGCAGGATTTAATTTAATAGATAGCAAACCAAATCAGAAAATAGAAAACTGTATTGGAGGAAATTATTCATTTGGATGGGGAGGTAATGTAGATGGTACATTTATAAACTGTATTGGAGGTAGTGGGTCTTTTGCTTCTGTTACTACTACTACACCTCCAATGGGAATTACTGATTTAGGTACAGGTAATATAGGAGGAATATTTATAAATTGTGAGGCAGGCTCTAACTCATTTGGAAATTATACAGTTATGACTGGAGCAAATAATTTAACAGGAACATTTACAAATTGTAAAGCAGGCTCTAGTTCTTTTGGAAATGACCAATTTATAATGGGGGGTACAACACTTTCAGGATTATTTACTAATTGTAGTGCAGGTCCAGGGTCTTTTGGAGGAGGTCAATCTAGTATATTGGCAGGAACATTTACAAACTGCAACGGAGGATTTAACTCATTTGGAGGAGACACTTCTGGAGTTTTTAATAATTGTGAGTCAGGAGATTATTCTTTTTCATCTTCGGGTAAGGTTGCTTCAGGCATTTATACAAATTGTAAAGCAGGAAATTATTCTTTTGGTCCAGGAGGAGGCGTAAATGCTACAGGAATTTTTACATATTGTAAAGCAGGTAGTGACTCATTTGGCAGTGGTACAGGAACATTTACAAATTGTGAGGCAGGAGATTATTCATTTGGGGCAAGTAATCTTGCAGATGGTACATACAATAAATGTATAGCAGGCTCAAATTCATTTGGAACTAATATGGGTCCTTCTATTTCAGGACAATTATATTTTTGTCGTTTAACTTCTGGAACATTCCAGACAGTAACTGGGGCAGGTAAAACTGTATATTGTGTAGATGGAAATGGAGACCCTAATAATCAAGGATTTGCACCTCAAAATAACTTGTAATAGTAAAATATAAAAAATATGAAAAATATACAATCAATAATAGAAGGAACTTGGATAGAATTAATACAAGTTCAATTAACAGAAGAACAAACAACTCTTTTAATGTCTAAAGAAGAGTCAGATAAAGAAGCTAAAGAAGCTCTTATCCTAGAAATTAAAGCTGAAAGAGAACAACCTGCTTCACAGGAAGATGCTGAAATAGCTCAAACTAAATATGAGGAAATTAAACCTACTTTAGAAGAAGGACAAACTTACCAACTAATTGCTATGAATGCTTTGATTTCTGAAGGAAAAATAAATGGTATCCTTAACTGTAGAGTTAGTGGAGAGCATAAACAAATTAGATTTTAATTAAAAACTTTTATTCAGTAAACTCAAAATTAATTCTCATATTTGCAATACATCTAAATTATATTTATGCCAGACTTTGCAAATGAAAGAGAAAAAAATATAAGGTTCCAAGTTAGTTTAAATGAGGAACAAAAACAAGCAAAATCTGTTATACTAGAAAATAGTATAACATATATTGCAGGAAAAGCAGGAAGTGGAAAGACTTTAGTATCTTGTCAAGTAGCCTTAGATTTGTTTTTTAAGAAACAAGTTAAGCACATTATAATAACAAGGCCCGCTTTAGAAGCAGGAGAAAAACTAGGTTTTTTGCCAGGAGGGTTAGAAGATAAATTAGATCCTTATGTGCAAGCTATTTATCAAAATTTTTATGCTTTGTATAAAAAAGATAAGATAGATAACATGATAAAGGAAGGGTCTATACAAATAAAACCTTTTGCGTATATGAGGGGAAGTACATTTTGTGAAGCTGTAATTATAGTGGATGAAGTGCAAAATACTACTGAAAGCCAAGTAAAAATGGTGATGGAGAGATTGGGTAAAGGAAGCAAGATGATGTTATGTGGAGACGTTAATCAAATAGATTTAAGTAAAGGAGTAACATCAGGAATAAAATTTTTAGAATTTTTACAAGAACAAGGGTTGAAAAAATTTAGTAAAATTGTTTTAAAAACTAACCATAGAGATCCAATTGTAGAAGAAATATTAAACTTATACGAAAGTTTCAAAAATAAATAAAATGAATTTAAATTTAGAATTTAGTCAGCATAGTTGCAAGTATATTTATGTAAATAATACTTCTGAGTACGATTTGACATTAGGCAATATTGTATCTACCTATGTTAATATATTAGTTCCAGGTCAAACTGAAACTATAAAATTATTAATTCCTTTTGAAGGCCAGCTTATTTTAAATGCTAAAAATCTAGGCCAACAAACTAATCTTAGTAAATATTTACAAGATATAGCAGAAGGCTATTATACTTTAGAATTAGTGGTTGAGCAGCAATTAGATCCTAATAGCCCTATTGTAACTAATAGCGAAACTTTTTGCTATTTTAATACATGCCAATTAGACTGTACTATTGATAAAAGAACCTTAGATCTTTTACAAAATAAATGTTGCAATGAAAATGATTGTACAGGTAAATTAAGACAAGAAACAAGAGATATTGAGACTTTGAAACTATATAGAGAAGGATTAAAATCTTCTGCCAGTCTTTGTAAAAAAGAAACTGCCACGGAAATATATGAATGCCTTCAATACAAATTAGAGGTGCTAAACATTGATTGTGGCTGCAAATAAATAAAAAGATGACATTAAGTACTTATAAAGATTTATTGTGTAATTTAGATGCTCAAATTTCAAAATTAGTGCAATCTTTCTGTAGATCAGAAACTTACGGATATAAAGTTTGTAAGGATAAACTACAAAAGTTAATTTACATAAAGCAATTACTAGAAAATAACTTTAACTTACCAGAAATGAGTAAGTTATTTTTTAGTTGTACTAGCAATGAAGATGGTACCATTAAAACTATAAAAAGATTCAATAAGATTGTTGGTAATAAAGTTGAGTTAATAGTGAAAACAATTACTAAAACTGTTGACACTTCAAAAGAATTTAGATTTGAATTACCTCCAATACCTAATACAGAAGGATTTTATATTTATTCTTTATGGATAAATTGTCAAATAAATACTGTAGCAGATGTAGCAAAAGTATTAGAAATATTAGAAAAAGCAAACTATTTAGGATTTTTTAATTTCCAGTATGATGCTATTAATAATGAAATTTTTTCTAATGAATCTTATTTGTATACTGAAACCTTTGCTTATGAATATGTTTTTTTTGATGTATTTTCTACTTTGCAATGTCTAAACTTAAAACCAATTACTCATTTAATAGAAAACAATAGTTAAAAAGATAAAATTTATTTATAAGTTTGTAAATTAATTAAAACAATATGTGTGTAGATTGTAACCCTTTAGAAAGTAACACTGGATTAATTCAATATTCAGGTCCAGATTTAATTATTTGTAATGGTAATACTATTACTAATGGAGAGTTGCTTACATCTGTAATTGCTAAGTTTGATAATTGTATTGGATTACTACAAAGTCAATTAGATATGTCAAGTTTAGTAGAAAATAGTCCTTGTATTAATTTAACTAAAACTTCTTTATTAACAGTATTACAAAGTATATTAGATACTGAGTCTGCTTATTGTACTCAATTACAAATATTAAATACTCAATTAACTGCTTTACAAAATCAAGTAAATAATTTAGCATTAACAAAACCTGTTACAGTTACCGCTTGTGATCCAAGTAGAGTTACTTTAACTGAAACACCTAGTTTAAAAACTTTTAAAGTAAATGGGCTTGTTCCCCCAAAAACAATTTTACCTTATTTTGGATTACCTACAGATTTTTATCCATCAGGATTAGGAATACCTAATACTGCTACGGCAGGTTGGGCAATTGCAAATGGTAATAATGGAACTATAAATGCTTTAAATAATTTTATAAAATATGGGCCTTCAGCTATTACAACTCCTAGTGGTAATAATTCAGTTTTATTAAATTCTACAAATATTCCCCCAGTATCTTTTACCACCAATGCTAATTTTACCGTAACAGGTACTACAAATGAGGCGGGTAATCATAAGCATAGAATGATTTTTAATGATGCAGACGAGGATAATTTTTGTGGAAATTGTACTGACGGTATTCCTTTTGGTAATGATGATTTTTGTGGGGGAAATGCGGGTATAGATCAAGAGGGTTTAGCAAGTGGGGCTTGTCATACTTCCTCCAAATTAATAGGATCTTCAGGATTGCACTTCCATACATTTACAGGAAGTGCTACAGGGTCATTTACAGGAAGTACTATAAATTCTAGTGTTCAATCCATAAACACCCAACCTGTTCATATTCAAGCTATTCCCATCCAATTTGTTGGTTGTTAAAATAAATAATAAAAAAAAATAATAATATGTGTAATAATTATCCAAACTGTAATTGCTCAAGTTGTTCCCCGTGCCAAAGTTGTACTCAAGTAACTCCTACTTGTAATTGCACAACTACTTGTACTTGTACTACTGAACAATTTACAGAAGAATGTCCTTGTGGATTACAATCTACTAACTGTTTAATATATACAGGAGACAATCTAAAAGATTGTGCAGACAATGATTATATATTTAGAGGAACTAACTTTAACACTTTCTTATCTCAACTTTGGGATACTGTTAAATGTGCGGCAACCCCTACTACTAATACAGTAGAATATGATGGGGCAAATATAAGAAACTGTGACAATACTGCAACCATTGTTGCTACAGGATCCTCTTTAACTGTCGCTCTAAATAATATTTGGAATGCAGTTAAATGCTGGTATACTGATTTAGAAGAACTAATAAGTGACAAACAACCTGTTTGGAAACTAAGCAATACAATATTAGTTGGACCATCTCAACCTGCTCCTTTTAATACTTTACCAACTGCTTTAGACGAAATAGCTAAATATCATTTTGCTACAGAACAAGTTATTATTTCATTGCAAACTGGTACTTATAATTTAAGTTCTGATTTGTTAATTACAAATAAATTCCAGTATAATTTAATATTTACAAGTCAATCAGGAAATAAAAATGATGTTACAATAAATACTGGATTGTCCTCTATAGTAGTTACAAATCAAGCAGTTTTCAGAATGCTTAATTTAACTTTAACTTCTGCAGTAGATAATTTATCAGGATTACAAGTTGGTAACCTTTCAAAATGTTTAATAACTAATTGTACTATATTTTTACCAACTCAAACTACAAATAATAATTATTATTATATTTCTATAAGTGAAAAAGCAGAACTTCAATTAGATAATTTAGAATTTAATACTGCATTAGATGTTACTAAAACTAAATGTCCATTTTATGTTAGCACTTTTGCATCTTTAAGGGCAGATAATTGTAAATTTAATAATTTTTCAACAATTTGTGTAAATGATTTAAGTTCTTCTAGTTATTTTGGTAATATTCAATTTGCTAATATTTATAAAGAAGCCTTTGTTTCAGTAAATAATTCTAGTATTTATATATCAGGAGATAATAATTTTGATTTAGGAAATAATCCTACAGGTTATGAAAATACAGTTAATTATAGTGCATCTGGGACAGTATTTTATTCAGGTAATAACTCTAATATAGTAGTTTCAAATTTAAGAGTTAAAAATGTTAGTTTATATGCTCCAAATGTTCAGTATGTTGATATTGCTGGAAATGTTTTATCTTGGGAAGGTAACTCAGTATTTGTTTCAGGAAGTAACTCTAAGATAGTAGCTTCTTTATGTTATTTTGAAGCGTTTGTAAGAGCAGCTTCTATAGATAGAAATGCAATAATATCATCTTTTGCAAGTATTTATACAGATTTAGCTTATGTATATAATGGATATGTTGGGCAAGTAGCTCATGGCTGGAATCTAACTTCAAGTTCTAATGTACTTAGCAATATTTTTATTAAAAACCCATTAATAACAAATCAATTAAGTACGGGTGTTTTAACTAAACCTTTTTCTTACGATTTGGGGTTTGTAACTATGTCAGGTTGGTCAAATACTTCTCCAGTAATTTTATAATTACTTTATAATAAATTAAAAAAAAATAATTAAAATGATACAAATAAAAGTCTATACAGATAATATAAGTTTTCAATATCAATTTACAAATCAAGACATAGTTTTGCCTGGACAAGATAGTTCAACAGTGTTAATGATTAAAAGAGTATCATCTCTAAATAATGATAATGCTATTTTAAGTGATACTATTAAAGCATATTCTTCTAATATGCCTTTTGATATGTTTACCTTTAATAACTATATTTTAAGTAGTGTAATTTACCAAAACTTATCAGATGATGCAAATAATCCTACATTAGTACAATTATATGATTTTTATCATGTACCTGGGGATTATGTACAGTATCTTTATAAAACTCAACAAATACCATTATTTATCCCTACAGGTGATGCAGGAAATATAAGTGTAGACCCAGTATTTCAACCTCAACAAGTTTTAAAAACTTGGCAAGAAATTAAAAGCGAATTTCAAGATGAAGGGTACCCTTTATTAAAAATAGAAGTACCTAATTTTAATCATTATACCGCTCCTATTGGTTAAAAATAAATAAAAATGACAAGAGAAGCAATTGTAAAACTTTTTGGGTATAAAGCAGGGAGAAAATTATATAACTTACTATATAGTAGTTGTAATAATTTCTGTTGCATAGTTAAAGATTGTCTTGGAATTAGTTCTTCAGGAAGTCCTACATTGTATTTAAATCAACAAGGAGATTGGAGTGCTACTACAGGACCTCAAGGACCACAGGGTCCACAGGGTATCCAAGGAATTCAAGGAGTACCTGGCCCACAAGGAGCAGCTCTTACAGTATTAGGGTCTTACCCAGACCTTGCTGCATTTTATGCAGGTGCAGGGGGAAGCCCAGGAAACCCAGGAGAAGCTTGGATTATAGAATCTGATGGTTCATTATATGTATGGAATACAGCAACTAATGCTTGGGAAGATGTAGGAGATTTACAAGGACCACAAGGTATTCAAGGTCCTCAAGGAATTCAAGGTATTCAAGGAATACAGGGTATACCAGGACCTGTAGGTATGCCAGGATTATTTGCTCAGACAGGAAATTCAACTCCTATAACAGGAACTACAGTTGAAACTACATTAATAAACGGAGGCGTTGGAACTTTGAGTGTACCTGCAAATGGATTCCAAGTTGGCGATAGTTTTAGAGCAGTATTTGGAGGGGTTATAAATGCTGCTAATAACCAAACTATAAGAATAAGAGTTAGATCAAATGGTGCTTTATTGTTAGATAGTGGTTTACAAAATCTCGGAAGTGCTGTTGTAGCTGATGTTTTTTCTTTAAATATTGATTTTACTATTAGACAACTTGGTGCTGCTGGTGTAGCCTCTATAGTTTCTTTGGGAAGTTTTCATTATACTAAAACTTCTAATGCTTCTGTTCAAGGGTTTGCATTTAATGTAATTAATAATACAACTTTTAATACTACAATAAATAATACTTTAGATGTCACTATACAATGGGGAAGTAACAATGCAACAAATAATATCTACAGTGATATTTTTATACTAAACAAAACATATTAGACAAATAAATAAATAGATAATGGCATTTTTAGAAAAAAAATTATTAAGCAAAAAAGACCTCTTTATTTTATTTGGGAGAACTGCTGGTACAAGACTGTATAACTTAATATATAAATGTTGTGGATTAGACAATTTTACTTCTTACACAGTTTCATTAAAACAATTTGGCATAGGATCTGAACCTACAGTAGAAGTTTTATTTAGTAATGGTTTACAAGTAACAGCAACATATAGTTATATAAATCCTGGAGAGTATGCAGTGGTGTTTGACAAACCTATTTTTAATAGCCCCTCAGATTATGCTACAATATTAGGAGGCACTTTTACTAATGGAGCTGATACTTTTTTAGTCCAAGTAGTCCCTACTTTTATTAATTCAATTCTAATTACTTCATATAAGAACGGAATTCCTTCAGACGATGTTATTGGGAGCACTATACCTACAATTTTAGATATAAGAAAATATAATTAATTATGAGTAAATTTACAGAAGAAAGTTTGTTAGAGTTCTTAAAAGCAAAGTATGCTTATTTAAAGGATAATGATGCTGCAGCGTTAAAAGTATTTAATCTTATAACTAAGAAATAATGGGAAAGTATTTTAATGCATTCATAATGTCCATAATTACGTTTTTTTCTCCGATAGCGGGTTTATTATTAGCGGTAGGAGCTATGATTGCTCTAGATACTATATTGGGCATTACAAAAGCAATTAAACAAGAAGGATGGGAGTCTGTCACGTCTAGAAGAGCAAGTGTTATTATAAGCAAGTTTTTACTATATCAATTAACAGTAATAACATTCTTTATAATAGACTACAATTTGATAAATGAGTTCACTAAGGCACACTATCAGAATGATTATTTACTAACTAAATTCATAACATTGTCTTTGTGCTTTGTTGAGGCGAAAAGTATTGATGAAAATATAAAAGCTATCTTTGGTTTTTCCATTTGGACAAACTTAAAAGAAGTTTTAATAAGAACTCAAGAAATAAAGAAAACTACAAAAAATAAATAATTAATGACAATTACTTATTTAAATTTTTTACCTAATCAAGGGTTTAATGATACTATTTATTATCTAAATCCAGAAGGTAAATTTTATGGATGGGATTTTCAAAATAATAGATTTTATAATTTATCCACTCCTAATTTAAATGATGTAGAAGGAATTTCTTTTGATAATTTAGAAGAAGGCGATGTATTATCTTATGATAGTACTACTCAAAAATGGATTAATAAAATACCTGGAACATCAAGTGGAGTAAATTCTTTTAATGAAAGACAAGGAGATGTATATCTAGAAAGCGGGGATGTTACTTACGCACTAGGATATACACCAGAGAATGTAGCAAATAAAGTTACTGTAATAATTCCCGAAGAAATAAGTGATGTAAGCTATCCAAGCACAAGTGCGGTGTATAATTATATTACAGGTGCAATTTCAAAGTCTTATGGTTCTTGGAAAAATGAAGAAAGTCAATTTGCGGCTACTAATACTGAAGGATATGGAATTAAATTTAATACGGCAGATATTTCAGAACAGGGGATTAATATAGAACTTGATTTATTAGGAAATAAAACTCTTATTAGGTTTTTAAATCCTGGAAAATATAATATACAGTTTAGTTGTCAATTTGAAAATATAAGTACAGAATTTAACGATGTGTCTATTTGGCTAAGAAAAAATGGAGAAGACTCTATTGCTGATATAGCAGGAACTGCTCGTTATATAACAATACCCGTTAAATATAATGAAATAAATGGTCGTAATACAGTATCATTTAACTATTTTGTAGAAGCTATTGCAAATGATTATTTTCAACTTGTATGGGCCACAACAAATTCTGAAACTATAAGTATGAAATCTTACGAAGCAGTTAACCCTACACCTAGTTCTTATTCAGCAATATTAACAATTAATCAAATAAATTAAAACTTTTAAAATATAAAACCATGAAATTATCAAAACATTTAGATCTAGCAGAAGTTACTAGATCAGAGACTGCAAAAAGAAAAGGAGTTAGTAATATGCCAACTCCAGAACACATTGAAAACTTTAAATTATTGGCTGAAAAAATATTCGAGCCTATTAGAGAGCATTTTAATGTTCCTATTTTTATATCTAGTGGATATAGAAGCAAAGCTCTAAACCAAGCTATTGGCGGGAGTTTAACCTCACAACATTGCCAAGGTGAAGCAATTGATATTGATATGGATGGTAGCTCAAGCGGAGTTACTAATGCTCAAGTATTCCATTACATTAAAGATAACTTGAATTTTGACCAAATGATTTGGGAATTTGGTACAGATAAAAATCCTGATTGGGTTCATGTTTCTTATGAATCAACTGGTAAACAAAGAAACCAAATACTTAAAGCCGTAAAAGTTAACGGTAAAACAAGTTATGTTCCTTATAAATAAATTAAAACTACAAAAACTTAAAAAATAAAACTATGAAATTTTTTAGAGAAATGTTTAGCGATGATAATTCAATTAATGAGAAATCTGTTATTGGATTCCTGGCATTTATTATGATGTCCTTATTCGCAATTGTAGATATTGTTACAGGATATTTAGGAAAAGAGCTTGTTGTAAATGAATTTATATTCAATGCTTTTGAAGTGCTAGTGTTAGGTTCATTTGGTATTGCAGCTACAGAAAAAATTACAAGCATTATAAAATCTAATAAAAACGAAGAAAACGAAGCAGAATAATGAAATATTTATTTATAATTCTTATTGTTTTACTAGGAGTATATATGTGGATTTCAAAAGACACTATTGCCAAAGATGAAGCTATTATACAAAGACTAGAAGACAGTTTGTCTAGAAAAGTTGACACATTGATAGTGGAAAGAGAGGTGGTGAAAGATCATTACATTAAATCCAAAGAGATTGTATATAAGATAGATGAAAGATATGTTGCAGGCAAAGATTCTGTTTGTGACAGCTTAGTGGTAGCCCTAAAAACATCCCTTACAAACTGTGATAAAGTAATAGTTAAATCAGATACTTTAATCAAAACAATGCTTGTAAGGGATACAGTTAGAGTGAAACATATACAATATTTGCAGGCAAGAAATAAATTTTCTTTAATAGCTGGTCCAACTCTATCCTTTACCCCACAAGGTATACAGCCTGGTGTTGGTATTGCTTTTGGAATAAAAATAAAATAAAACTATTGACAAATAAAATAAAAGAGGTATATTTGCAGAATATTTATCTCACTGAGACAAATTTCTGGTGCCTGACGTTTGAGGGGAAACCCTGGTTCATAAGATTTCACTAGATAGTTTTAAATAAGTAAGGACCTCCGAGGATTAACAATTTAGATACCTTTAGGGAAGGAGAGGAAAAAATAGGATCAAAAGACGTAAGAATTGGGCTTCCCAGTTTCCTATAAAATACACGATAGTAAATATTCCTAAGTACAGAAATGTATATGGAGTTTTATGAACGAACTTACCAATAGAAACAAGATAGATGCGTTTATTGCAAAGTATTCAAATTGCCTAGATTTTTTCTCGGGAGAACCTTTTATTTTCTAAATATATATACTATAACTTATGTTCTAGTAATATGCCATAATTATGTTAAAAAATCACAAAAAATACATTTTTTTCTTCTAATTAAAAAAAAAGTAGTATCTTTGCGTGAGATAAATATAAAGATAGAGCAATTCTATCGGATACCCCTTGCTGATTCCCTTTAAGCAAGGGGTATTTTTTTTATAAAAACTAATAAAATCATAATTTTTTTTTACTTTTGTAAAAAAATATGTGCGATAAATAAAAAAAGTATTACTTTTGCATAAAAATTATAATAATGATAGCACAAAAAACAATAAATAAATTTTTAAATTGGAGAGAAAACAATCAAAATTATCTACAATTTGGAAGACCGAGTAAAAAAACTTTACTTAAAAGACTAAACAGAGAAGGGTTTAACCTATGTCCAGAAGAATTAAATTTCTTACTGAAACAATCAGGAAAAAATTCCTTTGTAAAAGAAAAAATAAATGAAGGGACTAATGTATGGGTTCCTACAGAGATGGTAGATACTGTTAAAGAATTAAATGCTATCTACCAAGAAAGTAAAAAACTAGGATTGCCTGTAGAAGATGTAAAGCATGGGTGGTTAAAAACACAAGATGCTTCAATGTTCTTTACTAATCCTTTATACAAGAAAAAAGAAGAAGATGGATTCTATAATGAACTAATAGAAGATTTACAAAGTTTTTCTCCTTCTTTTCCTGTAATAAAAAGAACCCCTAGTAGTGAGGGCCATCTATTGATAATAGATCCTGCGGATATTCATATAGGTAAATTAGCTATGGCTTTTGAAACAGGAGATGAATATAATGTAAATATTGCGGTAGAAAGAGTTTTAAAAGGGGTACAAGGTATTTTGGATAAAACATCAGGGTTTAATATTGACCAAATTATTTTTGTAGCAGGAAATGATATTTTGCACACTGATAATCCAAGGAGGACTACAACAAGTGGTACTCCACAAGATACAGATGGTATGTGGTATTCTAATTTCTTGGTAGCCAAGCAGTTGTATGTAGATGTGTTAATGATGTTAATACCAGTGGCAGATGTTCATTTTACATTCAACCCATCGAACCATGACTATACTAACGGCTTTTTCTTAGCAGATGTGATTAAGACTTGGTTTAGAAACTGTGATAATATTACTTTTGATTGCTCTATTGCACATAGAAAGTATTATAAATATCATAATAATCTAATAGGAACAACTCACGGAGATGGAGCAAAACAAAATGATTTGCCTTTGTTAATGGCCCACGAATCAAAAGAATGGAGTGAATGCAAGCATAGATATATTTATACTCACCATGTACACCACAAGACCTCTAAGGACCATATAGGAGTAACAATTGAAAGTTTAAGAAGTCCTAGTGCTTCAGATAGCTGGCATCATAGAAATGGGTATACAGGAGTACCAAAGGCGATAGAAGGATTTATTCACCATAAAGAGTTTGGACAAGTGGCAAGGTTAACTCACATATTTATATAGTAGTATGAGAACTTTTTTTTATTCTACAGGAGGAAATATAAATAATAACCAAGTCAATGTTGATATGGGAGAAAACACTATAAGTTTAGTAGAAATTTATAGGTATTTTATTTCTCACCCTTTATGCAAATTTAGAAATATGCCTTATCAAATTTTTTTAACAAGTTATACAAATTGGCTAGAAGCACAGTATAATTAAAAATAAAACATTATGACAATAAGAGAAATTATAAGTGGGTATAGGGTGCCTATAGATCATGGTCTTCCTACAGATGACACAGATTTTCCTACAAAATATATCTATCATTTAATGAAATTAGCTAGAGCTAGATTAATATATGATAGATTAAATGACCCTAGGTTTAATTATAATTTAGCTTTACAAACTTTAGAATGTGTTGAGCTTCAATTAGCAGATACTAACGAATGTTGTGAAAAGCTTCCTTCAGGATGCAAGTGGTTGAAATCAAAAAACCCTATCCCTGAAACTATCAATAACATGATTAACAAAGTGTATAATGATAGGGGAGATACTTACAATAGAATACTATCGGAGTCTTCTAACTCATTTAAAAGATATTCTTTTATTGAAGAAAGTGATTTTAAATATTTGATTAAAAACAACTATTTATTTGTACCAGATTTAAATAGTCCTAAATGGATAAAAATTGAAGGATTATTTTATGATGACGAAGTAATTAAAGCTACATGTGGCCCAGTTTGTGATTTATTAGACACAGAGTTTCCTTTAGATAGCAGACTAGTTACAACTATGTATTCTATTATGAATGAAATGATAATGAAAGTATATCCTTACTTTAAGAAGGATGTTACAAATGATAGTACAACTGACGATACTTTAAATAATGCGAAGGGTAAGTAATAAACCAAAACCTTTTTATTCTCTAACTCAAGCGGCAAAGGATAGCAAATTTGAGGATAAGCAAACATATAAAAGAGTTGTAGAAGAAATATTTAAAGTTGCTGGACAAAGACTCATCTATAGAAACAGAGTGAGTCTTTCTGGATTGGGGATATTTTATTTAACTGCTTATAAATCTGATAAGAAATTAGTAGATTTTGGAATGACAAAAAAATTAGGTAAAACTATCTACTATACAAATTTTCATTCAAATAGAGTTAGATATAGAATATCTTGGGGAAAAAGCATAAGAACAAAGTATTATAGCTTTAAACCATATAGATTTTTAAATAGAGAATTAGCTAAAAAAATAATAAACGATGATTAATATAGAATTAGTACCTATAAGCACTGTAATTGAAAACTGGAAACAAATTGCAGTATCAGAATTAAACTTTAACGAAGATCTACTCACTGAGTGGATCTTAGATGCTTATAACGATATTGGGACTTATAAGCAATATAAAGAACGAGTACAGAAGCTTAAAATAAGAAATTATAAAGCACAGCTTCCTTGCGGATTTAGACAGTCTTTATATGTATTAGCACAACCTATACGACCTCAAGAAGAAACTTTTTTCTTGACAGAGTACATTAGACAAGAGCCTGGTAATGAAAACTGTACATGGGAGTATAAAAGAGTTTGTAAATGCCCTGAAGATAAACATTGTAATTGTGAACAAAACTACATAGAAACTGCAGGATATTTATTTATCAATAATCTAGAGCAAGCAAAGGGTTTCAAGTTTGCAACAGTACAAGATTTTACACAATGGTACACTACGGACCCAAGAAGATGGATAGTATTACAACCTCAAAAAAATGAAGTATCGCTTTTAAATTATAGAGAATTGGGGATTCATTTACACCCTTCACATTTTTTTACCATAGATAATGGATATATTATAACAGACTTTAAAGAAGCGGATTTATTAATTGGGTATTTGGGAATGCCAATTGGAGAAGATGGACTTCCGTTAGTTCCAAATATGGGAAGTTATACAAATGCTTTAATTGCAGCACTAGAAAGAAAGTTTGCTTATATACAATATAGAAAGAGCAGAAGTGGTGCTGATTTAAACTTTTTCCAACTAGCTGATAGAGAATATTCAAAATGGAAAATTAAAGCGAGAGAAGACATGAATGCTCAAACATTTGAAGAAATGTGGGCTATGGGTGAAGCTACAAATCAATTTTTGGTGCCTAATCAATATCATGGCTTAGACCAGAGAAAATCACAAAAAATAAATAACGGTTTTACAAGATATTAATAAGTTAAGCTATGGCAGAGCAAAATAGTAATAAAACAAGAAGTTTTCAAGATATAAAAAATTATACCTTTACTAAGGGTATAAATGTAGATGCCTCTCCAGAAGCACAACCTGCAGATACCTATAGAGCAGCTTTGAATATGGTGAAAGAATCTTCTGAAGGGGATGAAAATTTTCTCACCACAGAATATTCTAACGCATTTAGAATCAAGTTGCCTGGGAAAGTTTTACATTCTAATCTAATTAAACAACTCAATCAAGTTGTAGTATTTTTACATACAAATGAAATAGGATTATATGATCCTAATTTAAATACTTACACCCTCTTGTATTCGGACCCAGGGTTAGATTTTAATATATATTTAGAATCAGTTTCTTTTACAAAAACAGAGTGTGAAGATATTGTATTAATTTTTTGGGATGGTAAAAACAGAGTGCGAAATATTAATGTAACTAAGTATCTTAAAGAGGGGCCTGGTTCTGGAAATATAGAAGAATTAGAGTTATTTAAAACTGCTGAAACTTGCATTAATTTAGCAGATGTAAGCTTTATTGAAAACTCTGCATATAATGTAGATGCAGGAGTATACAGACCTTTTATTCAGTATGAAGATACTGATGGCAATACTACTAACTATTATATTATTAATGAGAATATTCCTTTAATAGAAGACAGTGTTTCAGGTACATTTCAATATATTGATGGTAATCCTTCTAAAATTTTAAATAAAAGTATTGTATTATTATTTGAAAATGTAGATACTAAATACCCTTATATGAACGTAGGGTTCATAAAAACAGTTAATGGTGTATCTACTTCTTTTATATTTAAAAGACTGCAACCTGTCTCACAAAATATTACAGTTACTTACGGGGGAGATATTACTTTTACTGAAACTGTAGATTTGGCAGAAGTTTTAAATAAAAGAGCTTTTTATGTATCAGCAAAACATGGTTTGATTTATAATAACAAACTTTTAATTGCAGGAGTAAGAGGAATTAAAAATGTTGATTACCAGCCTTATGCTAATGATATATCTGTAAAATATGTTACAGGAAGAATAAATTTAAGTAGAACAAAAGGATATAAAAACCCTGAGCATGTTATTCATCACAAATCTTGGATGAGGGATGAAAATTATATGATAGGAATTGTATTGGAATTTGAAGATATGTCAGAATCTCCTGTATTTCCTTTGATTAATAAAAAATATACTCCTTTTCCCGACTGGAATATAGAAAACCCTCAAACTAATGATACTGTTCTTTGTTGTACAGATGATAGAAAATATTGGAAAGAGGTTAATACAGCAAAAAGAACTGCATATAATGAATTTGCAGGAGATCTTAGTGTGACAGATTTTTGTTCAGGAACGATTGATAATGATTCTAACAATATTAGATCTGAAGGATATTTAGGCTACTTTGAGTCAGAAGAAAAATACCCTGTTATACCTAGATGTGCAGGCAACCCAGAACAACAAAGTGGATATATGTATCCTGTAGATATTGATCCTATTACTAAAAAAGTTACAGGAAAAAATATTACTTTATTTAAAATGCCAGACTCAACTATTGAGCCTTTTCATAATAATATTACAGATGATTTTGCTATTGAGGACAATAAAAATAGATATGATAGTAAATATGATAGTTTAGAGATTTATCCTTTAGGTATAAAATTAGAAGGGGTAGTAATGCCTACTTTAGAAGAAACGGGAGGAGTTAAAGTTACAGGATATAGAGTAGTATATGTAAGAAGAGATACTTTTAATAAATCAGTACAAGATAAAGGTTGGTTTGTTGAAATGTTCAAAAACAATCTTAATGGACAAGATTTTATATACCCTAAACATAATGTTAATGCCGCAGCTAAATGGGATTATTTTTCCAATCTTAGAGATAAAACTATAGAAACTTCTAGTCCTATTCAAGACTTTGTTGCAAACTGTGGATATGGTACACATTATGATAATGGTATTATGTTTTATGGGGGAAATACTATGTTTGCTCAACAAGGATTAAACGTAAACTATGTTAAGATAGAGCAACAATACAATACCGTAGGATATTATATAGACTCTATAAATGGGGTAAATACTACAAATTCTAATAGTGGGGAACCAGTAATAGACCCTTCTACCTTTAAAGATAAAGACGGTAGACTGAGATCTGCTGCAGTTCAAATATATAACTTTTATGATTATGGTTATGTGCAAAATACAGACGGATCTATTGATAGAACTAATGGTTATAAAAATAGATCTTTAAAGTATAACTTTAAAAATATTTGTATAGACAATTACTCTTATGTAAATGATAATGTAATCTTAAATAAGATATTAAACTCTGAATATTCTTTAGTTAATTTTTACAGAGAGAGCGGGGTTTATTTAGATTATCAATTAAAGTCAGATTTGTCTTTTAATAAAAACTTAGAATTTTTCAACTCAGATACAAGTAGTAAGAAATGTTATACGGGCGCAGGAGGAAGTTCTCTTCCATTTGATTGGTTTTCAGTAATTAGTTATAATATAATATCTGGTAATAAAATAAGACTTAATGCTCAATCTCCAGGTAATTATATTTTAAATGAAAAATATTTTGTTTATAGCCCAGGAGTCTTTTCTCCTTTATTACCAGGAGATGAGTTTGAAGTTACAAATCTTGGCCCTATTTCTGGGTTTCCTCCACAACAATTTGTAGAACTTACAAAAATAAACTCAGGTACTTTTCCTGTTTCATCAATAGGATCTATATTTAATTTTTTATGGTTGCAAAAAATACCTAACTATGCAGCAGAACAAACATTTACAGCAACTTCAACAACTTTAGTTAGTTACACCAACAACTATCCTGTAGGTACTACAATTATTGTAAGTAATTCTACTGTTCCATCAGTAATATCTAATTCAAATACATTTATTGTTACTAATAGCACTACTTTAACTAGAACTGGAGGGCCCCCTCTTACTGTAGGTAGTTCGGATGTTTTTGTTACAGCTACTGCTCCTTTTGTTCCATCAGGGGTTTCTTATTTTGATGATTATTTGGATAATACCACTGCGCCAGGAATATTAGATGAATGTAACATTGGTTATATTTATTATGGATCTATAAAAAATAATTTATCAAGACAATATGGAAGTATTGAGGAAATGTTTTTTATTGATACAGGATTAAAAGGATGTGCGGGTCAAAGTACTTTGACAGGGTTTTATGGTGATAGTTATATTAATACTTTTTCTTTTGTAAGAACAGGGGTAACGGGTATGCTAGAAGATTCTTATATAGATGATAATAGTGCTGCTTGGATGGATAGAGGAGACCCTACATATACAATTCAATCAATAATAGGAAGAAATAAAGACTCTTATTTATTAAATTTATATCTTGCTCAAAAAGCAAATGTAACTTTAATAAATACTGTTACAGAGTCAGATGTAAACTTAGATTTAAGATATGAAGGGCCTAACTTTAATGAAGTGTACTACCCTAAATTATCTAATGGTAAATACTATTTATTTTCTAATAGAAAAAATGAATATGCGGAAGACTGCTTCTTAAATACTTATTTTTACGAGTTGATTTGTAGAGATCAAAACGATAATTGTACCTCAACTAATTATGATGAGGTAGAATATAATGATGCTTATAAAAACTTCCATGATAATAAAATAAATCTAAATAACGATTACAATGAGTTAAATGGAATGAGATTTAATTTCTTTAAACCTATAAATAAAGATTATAAAACTTGTGATTGTGATGCAGAATATGACAACCGAATAGCTATATCAGTCGCTGATAATGAAGCAGTGGGAAGATTAAATTACAGTAAGTTCCTTAAAAATAGTTTTGTAACTCTTCCTCATAAAGAAGGAAAAATAACAAACTTATTTAAAGAGAGTCAAATTTTATATGCACATACTACAGATAATATTTGGAGACTATTGACTCTTGAGTCAAAATTACAGGCAGATAATAGTCTAGTGTATTTAGGTACAAATGATTTTCTAAGTGCTCAACAATTGGAGTTATTTGCTTCTAATGAAGGCTATATGGGATTGCAAGATAAAAGGTTTAGGTTTCAAAATAATACTGGATATTTCTTTGCAGACTTAAAAAACCAAACATTAAATCTAATGTCTGGCGGAAAATTAGATGCAATTTCTACTTATGGTATGAACAGTTTCTTTAAGGATCAATGGAATAATTATTTTAATTCTTATGGGGCTTCTACAAACACTAACTTACCTATTATACCTCAATCAAATCCAGATTTATCTACAGTGGAAATTTATTTTGGATATGATTATAGACATAGGAGAGTTTTACTAACAGATAAAACAAACGGGTTTACCCTCAGTTATTATCCAGAAGATAAGGCCTTTTATTCTTTCCATTCGTATTTACCAATGGCATATATTCAGAATAGAGACACTTTCTTTACCCAAGATGACAATTATAATCTTTATATACATGAAGATAACTTTAATTCTTATAGAAAATTTTATGGAGTTAATTACCCTTCTTTAGTTGACGGGGTGTTTACTTATCATCCATTATTGTACACAACCCTTAACAATGTTGGTATGAAAATAGATGCGTATAAAAATGTTAACGGACAACTATTAATTACCAATGAAGTACCTACAAGCTTACAGGTTTGGACTAGTAGACAACATAGTGGAGAAATTTTCTTAAAAACTCCTATTGATAAGGATTATATGAAAAATGTTGTACTAAGCAATGAGCCACACAGTATAATAAATGGTATTGTATATTGCAATAATTTAGCTAATTATGTATTAGATGATACTATTAATTTTGTGGATGGAGATATTTTTCCAGTCCCTAATGCTAATGTAAGTTTTGCTAAGGATTGGACCCAAGTAGATAGGCTTGAGAATAATTTCTTTAACTATAGAGTCAATATAGATAATAAAGATTTAGAAAATTTAAAATTTATACTTAAATTTACAGTCCTTAACTATAACATATCCATGCGTTAATGGCTAAAAAGAAGACTAATCTTAATAAAACTAATTCTTCAGGGTGGTTAGATAACTACTCTGAGGAATTTTCTATTAGTGAATATGCTGATGGAGGGATTGTTGATGCAATAAAAGAGTTTTTTACTGAAACAATTAATAAACCAAAACCTAAATCTACCCCTGCAAAAAGTAGCCCTAAAACATTTAAAATTGAAGACAAAAGAAAAGTTTTAGCTACAAGTGGGCAGCCAATAAGGCCAAATGTTGACATAACGTCTGGAGAATATGATTTAGAAGTTTTAAAAGGAATAATAGAATCTGCTAAAAGAAAAAAACTACCAATAGAAGATGTTAAAAATTTAGCAGCTATAGCTTTTCAAGAAACTAAGTTTGGGAAAGAGGATGAAAATCTTGGTCATGTATTAGAAGATTTAACTTCAAGAAGTGATTTAGAGGCATTAACTAATGCTTATATAACTAAAATGAAGGAAGCAGATAGGTTAGGTATAAAAGATGATGCCACTAGGTTGCAAGTATACAACGGTCTTGGAGTAGTAAAACCTAGTACAGAACAAGGTTATCATGGATTTAAAATGAAAAAAATCTATGGAGTGCCTGTTCCAAATACAGGAATAAACATGAAAAAAAATCCTTTGTATGGAAAGCAAGTAATGGATTTAAGGGATAATGTATTAAATCAAAACCCAGAATATGTAAAATATTTAAATACTATGTATAACTCTAAAGATCCTGTACCTGTGTATAGTGATATAGAGTTAAAATCTTGGGGACCAGCTCCACTTTTAAAAAAATTTGAAATGGGAGGAGAAGTAAATGACAACTTTTTTGTAGACCAAGTAACAGAAATACCTATAATGAAAGATGGTGGAAACCATGGAGGATTAGATAGATGGTTTGCTGAAAAATGGGTAGACGTTAAAACAGGTAAGGAATGTGGTAGACAAAAAGGAGAAAAAAGAAAAGGGTACCCCGCTTGTAGACCTTCTAAAAGAATAAGTAGTGATACCCCTAAAACTGCATCGGAATTAAGCAGCGCAGAAAAAGCAAAATTTAAAAGAGAAAAAACTTCATCTGAAAGAATAGATTATAATCACAAAAAAGAAGACGGGGGATTAATATACAATGATATGAAAAATAAATTTAAAAAATATCCAGCAGGAGGCTACCTTGATTATCAAGAAGGTTATAAAGGCTTTGGTGTAGGTCCTGAATTGTATCAAGATAACAGTTACTTTAGATCTGTTATGCCTGATACTATTGAAAACATGGAAGAACAAATTAACCAACCAAGTGTATTTTCAGGAATTAATAATATATTAGGTTCTGTAAATCAAGGTGTTAACCAGATAACAGGGTTGATGAGCAATATGGGTATGCCTAAGACAGGCTATGAGGGTTTGAGTGATGACGCTAAAAAGATGTTTGATTATAATAAACTTTTAAATTTTGCAGAGGGTAAAACTGGTTCAAATCTTTTTGATACAGATTTAGAATCAATAGCTGGTAGAATATCTGGAGGAATGAGTGGAGATGGAACTGGTCAAGTTTTTGGAGGACTGCCAGGGGGAGCAGGAAGTAAAGGTATTTTACAAGGAATGTCTTTATTAAGTCAAAAAAATGGAGGATATTTAAGTAAATATCAAGATGGTGGAAGTATGGATATGTTACCAGTAGGGGACCCTGAATATATTCATAAAAGTAATGTATTTCACGAAAACTATAATCCAGTTCCTAGAGTGCATTTTACTGACGATACTACTCCTTATGATATGGGAGTTAATCTAAATGATTTAGTGAATATGAATGGGGGTAGAATTGGAAAATATCAATATGGAGGAGGATTGGCTGGAATATATGGAGATAGTTATGGTAATGTAAATAATTCTCCTAGAGTATTTAACGCTAGTAGTAATAGAGCTTCTTTAGCTGATTTACAGGCTGCCAATGCAAACGATTTTTTAAATACAAAAGTAAGAAAAGATAGACAATCTTTTCAAGATGATAAAGTAGATTGGGGTGCATTTAACTTTTTAAAAGAACCTGTTGGTGCTTATTTAGGTATTATGAGTACAGTTCCAATTTTAGGAGATGTTACAAAAGATATTGTAGGAGATTCATTCTTAACTAGAACGGGTGGCTATACTGTGGGTAGAGGTGTAGGTAATGTAACAAGTGGTGCCGCAAAAGTTATTGGCGGAGTTGCTACAGGAAATGTAGGAATGGTTGGCCAAGGTATAGGAGATGTAGGAGAAGGAGTAGGTAGTACAGTTGGAACTTTTCAGGCAAAAGATGCTTTATCTAATTATGATAAATCAGGATATATTTCAGGTAATAGAATGGTTAATGCTTCGCAAGATTTTGGTAATATGATGGATACTGCTTCAGGTTTATTTGGAAACATTAAAGGCGGAGTAGGAATGGCTAAAAATATGGGAGGCTTAAAAGGAATGATGGGTAATATGAAAGGAGGGGCAACAGGTATGAAAGGATTTGGAAATATTATGAGTAGCTTGTCTGGAATAGGATTCCAAGACGGAGGTATGATTGATTATATGAATGAAGATATACAAGAATTCGGTAAAGGAGGATTAACTCCTACTAAGGCTAAAAAAATGTTGCACGATAAGAGTTTTACAACAGACAAACAAAGAAAATATTTTGGTTACATATCATCCCAGAAAAAAACTAGCGGTGGATGGCTAGATGAAATTTAAAAAAATTAATATGAAAGAATTATTATTAAAAATAGCAGGTGTAAAGACAGAGGCTGAATTTTACAAAAAGTTTCCAAATAAGGAAACATTTTTCAAAGCTCATCCTGAAGCCAAAGAAATTATTGCTAAATACCAACAACAAGAAAACGAAGATGAGGAATCTGATATGGAAGAAATGGAGGTAGAAGAAATGGCAAATGGAGGAAATGTTCCTACCAATCCTTCATTATGGAGTAAGGCTAAAGCTGCTGCTAAATCAAAATATGATGTTTACCCTTCAGCGTATGCAAATGGTTTTGCTGCTAAATGGTATAAAGAAAAAGGTGGTAAATGGAAAAAAGCTGCAATGGGGGGATATGTAGATGAATATGCTGAGGGCGGAGGCATTGATAATCCTGGATTTAAAGCACTTCCTAAATCTGTACAAGAAAACATAATAGCTAATATGGCTATGGGTGGTATGGTAGACAGTTATTATAACGGAGGCGGAATTAATAATGAAGGATTTAAAGCTTTACCAAAAGCTGTCCAAGAAAATATAATCTCTAACATGTCTATGGGCGGGGAAGTAGAGGAGTATGCAGATGGAGGAGGAATCCCTCAGAGATATAAGAATATGGGATTCACCAAAGTGGGTCAAAAGAAACAAGGTGACGGAAAACATAAATGGAAAGTCTTAGCTAAAAAAGACGATAAATATAAAGTAGTTCAAGGCGGATGGAGAGGAATGCAAGATTTCAAACAACATAAGTCTGAAAAAAGAAGAGATAATTTTTGGTCAAGAATGGGAGGAAAAGATTCAGCAAAAGCAAGGGATCCGTTTTCTCCATTATATTGGCACAAAAGATTTGGCACTTGGGCCGATGGAGGAATCCTTCCTGAAGTAGAACAATTAATGCTTGCAGGTCAGAATCCTTATAATATGGGTGGATATGTAGAATATCCAACGTATTACCCTGGGGGTGGTATGGTAGGAAGTGATATGATGGATTATCAAGCAGATTACAATTATCCTACAATGTACCCAGGAGGCGGCATGATAGCAGGTCCTATGATGGGGTATGAAGAAGATGATTTTATGTATGCTATGGGCGGAGGAATTAATATTAACCCTGCCAATGAAGGTAAGTTTACTGAATGGGCTGCTAAACGAGGAATGACTGTTCAAGAAGCTGCTAATAAAGTAATGGCTAATAGAAGTAAATATACTGCTGACGTAGTAAAAATGGCTAATTTTGCAAAGAACGCTGCAGGATGGAAGAAAGCTATGGGAGGTAGAATATATGAAGAAGGGGGTATGTTAAATAGCATGACAGAAGGTATTCCTGTACAGACAGAAACTTTTGAAGGACAGGCAGAACAAGTTGCTCTTCCTGATGGCACAATTAAGTCAGTAGAAGCTACTACATCTCACGAAAATATGTCAGATGGAGAAGTAACAGATTTATTACCTGGAGGATCACACATTCAAAGTGCTCGTAATAAACTTACTCCTGACCAGTATGTACAATTGATGCAGATGTTTAAACCTGAAAATGCAGAGCAAGATATTAAAAAACTAGCACAAGTATATCAAAGTAAATACGGAAAGAAAAACGGTAAAAAATTATCTCCTGCAGATATTTCTGAGTATGCTAAGAATAAATATCAAAATAAATCTACTCCAAATGCTTTTGATACTGACAAATTAAAAGAAGGAAATAAAAAATCCTACTTAGACTTGAGTATACAAATGAATGATTTAATTAAGTCAGGCAAAGAATTAGCAGAAGGAGCTATGCTTGAAGAACAAATGATGGCTTGGGGAGGAATGATTCCTCAGTATGCAAAAGGAACTCCTAAAGGTGGGGTAAAAAAACCTGAAGAAAGAGTTGCAGTTCCTTTAACAAGTCAAGCTGACGTACTGAATACATTTTCTAATATTTTAAATGCAAATCCATCAGGAATTATAGACTATCCTTTGCAAAGAACAGTTGATGCTTCTAAAAATTTATTTGGAATAGATTATAATACCTTTAATAATAGAATGAGACAGTATGAAAGTATTATACCTGGGTTAGCAAGTAAATACTTTAAAAAAGATAACCAAGGAAACTATCTACCTCCAACTAAAGAAAATACCCTGGCTTTTCAACAAGACTTTGATAAGTATGTTGACAATATGACTTCTAAATTAGAAGGGCAATATAAGCCTGAACAAATAAATACTTTAAAATCAGCTCTTAAATTTAATAACGCTAAAGATCCTTCTGCAAAATTATATGACAAGAAAATGGGACAATTTACTTCTACTAGAAGTGGATTTCAGTTTCCTCTTTTTTCTAAAGAAACTACAGATAGATTAAATAAAGAAGGTATATCCTTTCTTTCTCAAGCAGTAGGTAAAGGTTTACTTTCTCCAGAAGAAGAACAAGTTGCTAGAGACGAAATGAATAAATATCAGGATTACAAATTACTTCCTACCCCTGAGCAAACTGCCGCAGTTACAACTCCGCAAACTCCTGCAGAAAAAGCAGCTGCTCTACAATTAGCGGCAAATACTCCAATAAGCCCTGCGGCAAGAGTTCCTATGCAAAATAGATTTAACTTTGGTCTACTTGAAGGTCAATTAGGTAGAGGACTGGGAGCTAACCAAGCTGTACTTGAGGCAGGTCTTGCACAAAATCCATTATATATAATGGAAACTCCTGATACTTATATCAGAAGTAGAAAGAACGAAATACCTGTAGGAAATATTTTATATAATATTGAAAGAGCTCAAAGAAACACTGCAAATGCTTTAGCAAACCAAACAGGAGACTGGAGTACATTAGCAGGTAATATTGCAAATGCAGGGGCTCAAGCTTATAACCAACTTGGAGATACTTTAAGTAAGTTAAACCAGACAAATGTAGCTCTATATAATGAAACCCAAGGACTTCAACAAGATTTATTAGGTAGTAATATGGGGGTTAGAAACCAGAATTTAACTAATATGCAAAATATGTTGAACTTTAAAAGGAACTTATTTGGACAAAAAGCTGTTAAAGATTCAGAGATCTATTCAGAATATGCTAAAAGTATGTCAGAAAATGCTCAAAAAGAACAAAATCAAAAAATGGAAATGTTAAATATTATGGCATCTAAACCAGATATGTTTAAAGGAGAACAAGGTCAGATGTTTGCAAACCAAGTTTTAGGCAATACAGGAACTTATAATAATCCTTTTGCAGGAACTTTAATAGATAATATTTTTTCGTTTAACAGATATAAAAGATAATTATGGCTAGACAAAGAAATCCATCAGGGGGTTTTTCCCCTTCTTCTGCAGGTATAGGCCAGCAAATAATGTATAGCCCCGAATGGGCCGATATAGATTTTGCTGATTTCCAGGGATTAAATATGGGGCTTATAAATCAAAACGCTCAGTTTGCTCAAGAAGTAGCTAATAAGCGTTTAGACGAAGTATTAAAACAAAGAGATGCAATTTTAGAAAAAGTAAAGTTACATAAAAGATTTGATGATTTACAAGGTCAGTTAGATAATAAATTAGGGGCTATTATAGACAATATGGGACAGCTTCAGCTATCTGACTCTGCAAACTTCACTTCATTGAATACTAGTTTAATAAAGGCTAAAAATGACCCTGTTTTACAAGGAGCTGTCCAAGCTTCTCAGGATGCTATGAGCTATGAAAAAATGAAATTTGAAAAACCTGAGATTGCAGAACAACCTTGGAATAATGCAAATGAAGGAAATTATCAAAAATTTTTAAGAGGGGAAACTAACGATTTTACTTTTAATCCTATTTATAAGGAATACGATTTACAAACAAAAGCAGATGAGTTTGCTAAGGCGGTTCCCGCTGATGTACAAAATGCTATTGTTAAATACGGATTGTATGGATTACAAGAAAAAGCTATAGAGGATAAATCTGCAGGTAAACTATTAACAGCTTTCAATTCATTTAAACAAGGGTTAATGCAAGATCCTGAATTCCAGTCTTGGTATAATAGAAGAGGAAACTATGAGAAAACTAGAGGAAGCTCTATTGACGATGTTATTAACAATATGTTTAAGTCTTCTGCTGCTAAATATGGAACAACAACTCCTACAGTAAAAGTCGGAATGCCTAGAGAAGATGTTGATATTAGTACTGGGATACAACTTTCGGAAAACGCTAGGGCACAAGCTAGATTTAATGCTGAACAGTCTGCAGGATTTCCTAGCTCAAAAGGTACTACAAAAGGACCTAAACCATCCCTTGTAGATTATTCTAACACTTCTTTTGTAAAGAATGGGGACAAAATGGAACAGGGTGAAAAAATAAATGCCCTCTCTAATTACTTAACTAAAGCAGTCAGTATGACTAAGGATAAAACAGGAAAAACAATTACTAGTAAACCAAAAATAACTAATTTAAAAGGAATAGATGCAAAAGGAAATGAAATAACTTATAAAGCAGAAGAATATTCTTCTGGATATACTCCTACAGGAAACTTTAGAGACAATATGGATGGTACAGTTTCTATTATAGTGGAAAGTAAAACAGGAAAAACAGGAGAAATTAAAGCCCTTAAAACTAATTTTGAAAACTCAATAACAGGAAACATTGTTACCCCTACTGGAACAGTACCTTCTTATTTAGAAACTAAATAATTAAAACATGAATGAACAAGCAATATTAGCTTTATACAATAGGTTAAATTTAAAAAATAAAGTTGATTTTAATACTTTTAAAAGTGATTTTATAAATAATCCTGCTGCTAGACAAGCTTCTTATAATAAAGCAGGTTTACAAAATAAAGTGGATTATAGTACTTTTGAATCTGATTTATTAGGTGCAAAAAAACAAACCCCTGTTCAGCAAACCAATGTTGCACCAAAGGTTACTCCTCAACAAGAAGAGCCTGGTTTTTTTGAAGGAGTTAAAAGTTTCTTTTTAGGAGATGAGAAAAAAGCCCCTAAAGCTGAACTTATTAGTGAAAAATTTGTAGAGCAAAAACCAGAAACACCTTATAAGTTTACTAAACCTAGTCCAATAACTTTACTAGATAAAGAATATGATCAAAAAATAAAAGCGGTAGAAGATAAGTATAATAAGTTACAGGAAGACCCTAGTAATTACTCGGCTTATGTACCGAGTAGGTTTGCTATATTTGGTGCCGATCCATTAGTAAAAACATATAAAGTAGATTATACTGGACAAAAAGAGGCAGAAATACTGAACTTAAACGCAGAAAAACTTAAAAGACAGGGTAAAAATTTAACTCCACAAGAACAAATTGTAAGTACTGCTTATTATACAGATAATATTAATAAAAATAAAACAAAAATACAGGAATTATCTAAAGAAAAAAAGAGTTATTTAGATGAATTAAGTAAAACAGAAATTACTGACAATCCTTTTGCAAGTTTGACTAATGTAATTAAAACAGTTAAAAACACATGGGATAATAATTCACAAGTAGATGAAAATATTGCACAAGCAGAAACAGATAAAAAATATGCTGAAGGATTTTTAAAATATACTAAAAAAGGTGTAGATCCTATTAAAAATGTAGACCCTAATAACGGAGAAGAGTTAAAAAAACAAATGTCATTGATTGACCCTTCTATAGCTTCTGAGTCTAAAAAAGCAAGAGAGGAATTGGGAGAATTCTCTACTATTATAATGCCTACTGCTAAAAAAAGAGAAGACACTAAAAGTGTTGCTTTAGTTCCTTTTATAGATCAGTTTATACAATTAAAATCTTTTAAAAACTTAACATCAGAGCAATTTGAAAGAACAGCTTTAGAAAAATCTTATAGAGGGTATGCAAAAAGCATAGACAGTAAATTAACTAACGATTATGATAAAATACAATCGGATCTTGGTATACCTAAGTCAGAAGTAGTTGGAACAATAGATAAATTTTTAAATTTAAAAAACGATTACGATTCTGGATTATATATAGATAATAGTCAATTATCAGAAAATGAAAAAAAACTATTTACTAATCCTAGTTTTAGAAATATAGCAGATACTTATGGTAAAACTGCTACTACTCAAATACTTGACGGTAAAAAAAGATTGCTATCTATGGCCAATATTGATCTTTATAATCAAGAAAAATCTAATGCATTTGGCACTGTAAATCAAGTAGAAAATATAGGGAGAAAAGAAGCAGTACGTTCAGCTATATTAGATAAAAATGTAGAAGAGCAGGGAATACTATCTAAAGCAGGTTTTGATAAAATGTTATATGGAACTGCTTGGACTGCTACAAAAATTAATGATTTTACTACAACCAGTACAGCGGCTGCAGCTCAAATAGGTACTCAATTGGCTACAGCTCCTTTTAGAGGGGGGGAAGCTTATACTCCTGAGTGGACAAAAAATATATTAAATAATAGTGATTTATTTGACAATTTAGCTCAAGAAGACAGTCACTTTAAATTATCTGTCTTTAAAGATGATAAATATATAGATAGAATATTACCTACAGGAGAAAAGGTAAAGGTTCAGTATGATCCTAAAGGTCAAATAATAAATGCTTTTGGAGGAGGATTGGAGTATACAATCAATAACCCAGAAATAATGCAATTTCTTGCAAATGATTTTGAGGCAAACAAAGAAGAAATTTTAAAAAATGGAACTTCTTTATGGGATACTGAAGGAGGAAAAGAAGTATTTTTAGAAAATGCCTGGAATACTACTTATAAAGAAATAGTAGAGGAGATGCCTTCTTTAGTAGTTGGAGCAGGGGCAGGTAAAGTTGCAGGAGCATTAATAAAAGGAGCTGCTAATGAGAGAAGATTAGCTCAAGGAGCTAATTTTATGATTAATGTTTCCAGCAATATGACAGAACAGTATCCTTCAATATACAAGAAATACCAAGAAGCTGCACAGGATAAAGAAAATCCTTTTCCTGCATTAGTTACTTCGGGTGCCTTAGCTTTTGGTACATTGCTCACTTCTCATTTACAAAGTAAAGCAATAGGATTAACAGGGGATGATATAAATAAAGTCATAATGCCTAATGCTATCGAATCTTCAATGCAAGCAATGAAAGCTATTAGAAAAGAATTTGCTAAAATCCCTAATGTTGCTTTAAGGGAGAAATTGTCTAATGCTGCTATTAGAAAAGTAATGTTTCAAAATATTATGTCTTCAACGGGGAAAGTATTAAAAGATGTTGCAATATCTGGTGGACAAGAAGCTGCTGAAGAAGTTATATTAGAACCTCTTATTAATGCAGGAGCAAATTTTATTAATGAAAAAATAACTGGAGATAAAGCATATAATCAAGAAACCTTAAAAGATCTAGGATTTTTAGATCCAGATGTAGCAATAACTTCTGCTTTGACAGGTGGTACATTATCTTCAGGTATGGATTTAGTTAAATCTATGTCAACTAAAGCTCCTTTTGCAAAAGAAGATTATTTAAAGACAGCTTTTGAAAATGAACCTACTTTTACTTCTATGGTAGATATTATGACTCAGAATAGTGATAATAAATTTTCTGAAACAGATCAAGTAAAAATGATGTCTGATTATAAAGCATTAAGAGATTCTTATAATGCAAGAAAAACAGAACTTGGAGTCAATGATGATGCTTTAGCTACTTTAAACTTTGCAAATCCTGTAATAAAAGGATTTGCAAATACAATTGGATTGACAGAAGAAAGTTTAAATAAACTTAATAGTGGTAGAACTTTTGACAACGCTATTATCAGACAAAGTTTAAATGAAAGAGAATTAGCTGAAAAGAAAATTGCTTTAGATGAAGAAGTAGGAAAGGGAAATATCTCTGTTTCTCCTGAAGGTACCTATAGAACAGTAGGTAGCAATCCTCTTACTGAAGAGTTATCAAAACAAATTTCTGATTACGAGCAGTTACAATTAAGTAATAATAATTTAACTACATTCATAGATACTTTTAACAAAGAAACTAAGCCTGTACAAAAACAATATATACAAGAGTTAAATCAAGTAACTTCTGAAGCCCCAGACCTTATAAGAGCAAAAAATAACAAGGAAGGTAATTTTGCATATAAAGCGGCAAGCAATGCTATTATGGACAAACAAATGGCCATGAGTCAATTGGAAGAGGTAAACTCCAATATAGAAACAGCTAAAATAGAGGGGGCAGATACTAAAGAGTTAGAAGTACAAAAACAAACTTTAGAAAAAACTATAAAAGCTAGTGATAAGACTATAGCTACTCTTAAAAAGCAATATAAAGCAGGTAGATTTGATACCCAACAAGAAACTGTTGATAGATATAATGATTTTAGAACTGCGGATATAGTTTTAAGGGAAAAAATACAATCTTTAGCAGTTGTAGATGCCACTGATGAAGAGATAGATCAAAACGAAATTGACGAAGCTTATGCTGATTATTTAGACGCATTTAAAGCATTAAAGAAATCAAACTCCGTCTTGAAAAAAGAATATGGAGTGGAAGTTTTTGATTCTAAATTTACTCCTATGAGTTTGGAAGAATTCCAAGCTTCAAAGAATAATATTAAAGAAAAAAACGCTACTACTAAAAAATTATCTGAAAATAAAGGTACTTTAGGAGATGTAGAAAGGCTTATAGAACTTGAATATACTACAGGTGTAAAAAAATCTTCAGAAAGATCTCAAATTATTACTCCTAAAAATAAGGAAGACATAAAGACTATTTTAGAAGACAAAGAACAAGTATATGAATACGCAAAAAGACTAGGGTTTGAAAATAAAAAGTCTTATGCTCAAACAAAAAAAGCAGTAAAAACCTATCTAAATAAACAATTATCTGCCCAGGATGAGACTCGTTTAGAGGGTATATCAGGTATTTTTGTCGAGAAAATCATTACACAAGTGAACGGTAATCCTATGTTTGAGGTTGATGGCAACTTATACAAACCTACAGGATATAGTGTTTCTCCAACTATGATGACTCAAGAAGAGAGAAATACGGTATTGACAAATGCGGTTATTAGTGAAATAGCTAAACAAGTATTTAACAACTCATTATTATTAACTCCTTATAATGTATCTCAGATAATCAATAAAGTTATTATTGAGTCTGGGTTTGATACAGAAGTAGGTATTGATAATAGAAGTTTACAATTTATAGCAGAAACAATATTAGCATTAAAATCAGATTTAGATGCTAAAGGATTTGCGTATAAGTTTAATGATGAAGTAGTAACTTCAAAACTTTCCGAAGATGAAGGAAGAGGATATGAAGGCATTGCTACCACTCCTATATTAACAGTAGTTGATACTGAAGGAAGTGTACACTTAATTGATTTTAAATCTTTTTCAGCAGGTAACTATGCTGCCGCAGCTTCAGGTTGGTCTAACGATCTAACTGAAATACAAGCTATTTTTCAAGATAATGGAATAACAGTAGCTTCTATAAATGTTTTACCTATTAGAGTGAACAATACTTCTACAACTGAAAACGGTTTAACTAATTTGAGTATTGTTAAAAATAGTTTTAATGAAATTAATAATAATGATAATACTCTTAGTAGAACATTATTACAACTTACCACTAGTGATCCTGTATTAACTACTTTAGAAGAAGAGGGGTTACTAACTCAAGAAGAAGTAGAATCATTTGATGAGATTCCTTTAGACGAAGAAGACACTCCTGCAACAACTGCAGATAATTTGAAAGAAGATTCTTTAGTAGTATTGGAATCAGATATTCCTGTTCAAGAAACAGAAGTAACTGTGATTCAGCCTGAAATAGAAGCTACCGAAGAAGACATGAAAGTAGAGGATAAAAATAAAGCCACTAAGACTACTTCTAAAAAAGCAATGAAAGAAGACACCCAAGTATTTATGGCTGGGTTAGGAAAAGGATTATATATTCAAGTTGACGATCATAAAGGAGCTTTTTATACTATTAAAATATTTGGAGACAATGTTCTTGCAAATAAATATGGTAAAAAAAGAATGACTTTAGAAGACTTGAAAGCTGTTTATAAATTCAATAATTGGCTTATGCCAAAATCTTTTGAAGGCAAAGGAACGTATCAAGTACTAAATGCTGATACACAAACTCCAGTATTGTCTAAAAATTATATTGAATTTGTACAACCTAATGGATTCGTAGAAGTAGTTAATGATATTGCAGTAGCTGCTGATATTATTGGTACAGAAGTAGAAATAGTAGAGAACAATGAAATGGGGTATAATGATACTGATGAGGTACAAAAAGACTTCAAAAACAAAGCTTCTCTGTCTATAGTAAATGCAAATGGAGAAAAAATAGGAATGGTTGCTCCAAATTCTCCTTTAAGAGAAACTCTAAAAATTTCTAATAAAAAAGGATTTAATAGACTACAACCTACAAAAGCTAGAATAAAGGATATACAGTTTAACGACTTCAATAGAGCCCCTCTTCAATCTTTTGCTGATTGGGAGAAAAATGCAATAGCATCTGGAGTATTGGTTCCAGGAGAATATGAAATGGTTTATGTGGGTGTTGAGGACAAACAACGTGTGTTTAAAAATCAAAACGGAGTGGTAGTGCCTGGAAAGGTACCAACCAATGCACCGCTAGGGGCATCCTATCTTTTTATGACTAATTTTCCTAATAAGAATATTATCATACCTATGGTAACTCCTAAGTTATCAGAATTAGGTTATAGCTCTCAAGACTTAAAAGCAGTTCTTGATTTAATTGACAGAAATAAACTTACTGCAAACAATGTTGATGGAGTGGATATTTATCCAAATTTTATAGCGGAGTTAGATGCACTTGTTAAAAATAACAAATTAAAAAACCCTAAATTAGTAAACTTACAGTATTTACTTTCTAGTGAATTAGGGGGTAGAAAACTAGATTTAAGAGCTTCTTCTACACAATCTCAGATAGATAAGTTAGATTCAATTCTTCCTTATACTGATGGAAATCAAGATTTAAATGATGGTATTTTAATAAGCTTTCTTTTAGATAGAATTATCACTATGAATGAGGATACTTTAGGAAGTCACAAAATAGGAGTGAATCCTAATATACTTTTTGCAGACAATGCTTTAGTATTGGATAACGTGAAATCTAAGCCAGTGCCTAAAAAACAAGTACTTCTTTCTGCGGTAACCAAGAATAAAAATACTGATTTAGTAAAAGACACTTATTATGAATCTTTCTTAACTGAAACAGAAGATGGAGAAAACTATGTATTTTTCCATAAATCTAATGCACCTGTAGCAGAAATTAATGCAGGTATAGATTCAAGAAAATTCTATTCTCTAAGAACATCAAAAGAAGAAAAAGCCACTCAGTATGGGGTAGCTTCTTACTACACTTTACCTACTGATGAAGAAAGAATGGTGGGAGGAACTGTGTATACAGTAAAAGTTCCAAAGAGAGAAGTATACCCAATGAATACCGATCCTAATGGGTATAGAAGTATGGCAGAAACCATAATTCCAGAAAATACTCCATTTAGAGAGGCTAATATAAAGAAAGAAATGGTTAAAATGGCCGCTGAAGATGGGTATAAAATGGCTGTGGGTACTTGGTATTATGACCCTGCTGGTGAGCCTATTACGGGCCCAGCTATGAGAGCGGATGCTATAGTGCCTTTAGTACCAGAAACTTTAACTTATAAAAAAGCTACTGATAAAGAAATAGAACATCCTTTAAAGGCTAGAATAATAGCTTTAAGATCTTTAATAGAAATAGCTAAAGAGTTTGAAGGTGCCAGAGGTGATGTGCAAGATTATAGCAAGGGTTATCATATTGCACAAAATTTAAGAATATATGGAAGAATTCCTACCAATGATCAATTTGAAACAATGGTAGCAAATCTTCCTGAAAAAGTACAAGGAAGAATTGAGGAGGCTAGAGATTTAATATCAACAATAACCGCTATGCAAGAAGAATCTCTCATTGGAGCAGGATCTGAGTTTATGAGCAGTATTGTAGGAAGATTAAAAGAAACAGGATTAGCTAACGAAGTTTTTGAAATGTCTAATGAAGAAATTGAAGAGAAATTGGTTGAATTAGGAACAGATAATGTTACTTTTATAACAGCGGGATTTGTTTATAATGGAGATGTTTACTTAAACATGGATAAGATGAATCTTGACACTCCAATCCATGAATTCGGACATTTATGGTTATCTTGGGCTAAAAATAATCTTGAGGAAATCTATCAAAGAGGTTTAGAATTAGCTAAATCTGAAGAAGCAGAGCCTTATAGACAATATGTAATGGAAACTCAGCCTGATCTAAAAGTTGACAGTGATGCATTTTTAGAAGAAGTATTAGCTCAAACAATTGGGGATAACGGGGCAAAACTTGTGCAGGAAAATAGCACTAAAACTAAGTCTTGGTTACAAGAATTGTGGAATGCTATTGGCCAAATATTAGGCTTATCTCAATATACCGCTGAACAAATTCAAGCCATGGATTTAAACCAGTTTTCTAGAGCAATTGCTACGGATTTATTTAAAGGAAGCCCTATAGAAGCCTTGTACGCTAATCAAATCTATGGAGACGATAAAGTAAAAGTAGA